TCATAGCGGCGCTGGGCCGCGAGAGCCCGCTGCTGGGCGCGCTCCATCTCGCGGGCCTCTTCCATGACCTGCTCGGCCATGTTGAGCTCCAACCCGACCTGCTCAACCTGCTTCAGCCACTGGGCAAGCTCAGCAATAGCTGCGCGCTGCTTGCGGAAGCTGCTGAACAGGGCGCTGTTGGACTGGATAAGCTGCTGGTTCTTGTAGTAAATGCGGTCAATGCGCTTGCCGAAGTTCTCGATCTCAGCAGCGCCGAGACCGCCGGCCTTCGCTACGGTGTTGAAGTCCTTGTTGAGCTGGTAGAGGGAGGCGCGGATGTTCCTGTACGGGTCTTCTTCTTCGCCCTTCTTGCGCGACGGGCGAGGCAGGGCCTCGGTGCTGAGGTCGCGCAGCGCGCGCTCAGTAAGGACGCGGGCCTGCCGCGTGGCGTTGCGCACACCCGGGCTGACGTTGCGCATGACGCCGTCAAGGCGGTTCAGCTCGCCGCGAAGGCGTTTGATAGCCGCCTCAGCCGCAGTCGTGTCAATTACGAACTCGGCTGTGTATCGGTCGTCAGCGCCGCCGCCTCCTACAGGCATTGCTCAGCCCCTTACCTCTGGTTGCCGCCAGTGATGCGCAGGACGCGCTCAGCGAACTCCACGAAGTAATCGCGGAGGATCCTGCGGGTGGAGCGGGCAGGTGGCAGTGCGCGTGCGCTCTCGGGGTTGACAATCGCGAGGACGGTGAGGCCGAGGATGGGAGAGGCAGCGCGGCCGTACTTGCTGTACCTCTTGCGGAGGTAGGCAGCAAACCCGCCAGCCTTCCGCCGCGGGAGGCCGAGCTTCCGCTGGGCCCACTCCGCAAGGACCGTGATCGGCGGGAAGTGCGGCCGCGCGCGCTTCTCGATAATCGGCGCGTAGTAGGTGTTGTTCCAGACTTTGATCACGCCGAGCTGCGGCTGGACCCAGAAGTACAGCCCCGAGCCCCACTGGCCGGTGTCAGCGAGCGGGAGCTTCCTGCCGGGCATCGGGAAGCCCTCGTAGGAGGCCATGACGGCGTTGCGCAACTCGGCGTAGATGCGCTCGATCAGGAACGTCTTCTCAGAAGTGATCTTGCTGCTAATCGCAAAGAGCTTCTTGTCGTAGCCACGCTTGAAGGCATCAAGACTTAGCTTATACGCGATGCCGCCAGCATCATCGTCGAACCCCGGGGTAGGCACTTTGCGCCTCCTTTGCCGCCTTGGCCTCGCGTTCAGCATACAGGGATTCGAGAAAAAGAACGCGCGCGACCATGCCCGCGCTCATCTCATCCCAGTACTGCTTCTCAGTCCAATGATAGCGGCGGATGCACTCCGCCGCTATCAACCAATCGGGCGCTGGGAGGTTTGCTGGTCGTGCCTGCTGGAGAGCCTCCTCCAAAGCCGCCGGGTCAATCTCCTTGCCCTCGGCCGCAGCGAGCTGGGCTAGAGCCCAGACACGCTGGACGGCAGAGGTGTCGGGGCCGAAGATGAGGGCTCTGACGGCGTCGCGTTCACTAAAGGGATGCCGGACTCATCCCTCTGCTCATCCGCGCCAATGGCCTTGGAGAAGATGGCGGTGAGGATGGACGTGGGAAGGGAGCCGATCGAATCGGAGTCGATCGGCAGCAGCTGGCCGGTGTCCGGGTCGACGAGCGTCCACGACTTGATGAGCTGCGGCAGAACCCGCGACATCATCTTGAGGTTGATCGCTGCAGACTCGGCGTAGGCCTCGCGCTCCGCAGCCGCGCGGGCGGCCGCGTCGGCTTCGGAGATGTGCGCGAGGAGTTCCACCTGCACACGGTTGGGAAGCCACTCGAGCGGGACAATCCGCACGGTGGCTTCATTGTTCGGCGGGTCGAGCTGAAGATCGCGCCCGACGTTGAAGACGACGGTCTTCCACATGAACTGGCGTGCTCCTTACTACTAGTACGCGGTGGCCTGGCCGTTCTTGAGGGTAACGACGCAGCTACCAGCGTCTGTAGTATTGTACAACCCGCGGAAGGAAAGGCGCATGAATGTGCCCACGCCGCCGCGGTCCCACTCCGGCGGGTTAGCGCCGAAGAAGGCATCAGAGCAGGTGATCTTCAGCTCGCGGACCGGCGTGCCCTTCGAGAAAGTGAGGGTGAAGGACTGGCGGGTGCCGTTCAGGAACAGGCTGAACAGGGCCATGTTCGTGAAGGCAACCTGCAGCGACCCTTCAACGCGCATCGGGCCGACGAGGATGAAGGACGGGTTGCGGTCGTCACAGCCGGTGTGGACGACCTGCAGCTCGCGGGTGATGTTGATTTCACCCTGGGTGACGACGCAGGGCGAGGTGAGGTTGGTGCTGGTGATGGAGGCCCGCCAGCCTTCGAAGGGGTCTTCTTCGGTGATGGCCGGGTTGGCCGGGGTGACGACCGTGGGGATCTTACCGGTCACCTGCGTCGAGTACTGGAGCGCGCCGCTGGCCGCGTCCCACGAGAGGCGGAGGGACGAGAAGCGGCAGCCGGTATAGCGGACGCCGCCGTTTGCCCCGGAGAGGTAGGTCTCCTCGAAGGTGAAGGAGGGCACGTCCGCGACCTGCGAGAAGGTGTGGGTATACGGGTCGGCCGAGCCCGTAACGACATCGGAGCCGAAAAGCCCGACCAGCGCGTGGCCGATGGTCGTCGGGTAGACCCAGCCCTCAAAGCTGAGTTCGCCCTGCCCGGCGTCAAGCAGTGCGTTGAAGTCCGCGGTCGGAAGGCCGCGCTTACCATCATCGTACGTGGCCGGGAGCTGCGGCGTGCCGGAGCCGTTCATGATGGGGAACGTGACCGTCGGAGTAACGCCGGTCCCCCACGTGGTCTCCTTGGCAAGTGCGATCTTGTACTGGAAGGAACGTGCCTGCGACATCAGTCATTCTCCTTGGAGCCAGAAACCGGCGTGTTTTTCGGCGGCTTTGCGAATGGCACACGGCTGAAGACGCCGGGCATGTTCGCAAGGAGGTACTCAGCAACATCAGGCCGGACAAGGACAGAGTTGTCCGAGGAGAGAGAGGCGTCAAAGACGCCAGCCTCACCCGCGCTGACGCTCCTGATACCAGGTTTGATATAGAGGCGCACTTCTTCTTGCATGGTACCTCCCATCGCGTAGTATGCCGCTTTTATCGAGCTGATGTCCACACCGCAAAGACACATCAGGTCGGTGTTACCCCCGTCTCGATCGCGTAGACCGTCAGCTCGAAATGCGCCAGCCAGCCGCCAATTCCCCACATCTCGGCCGCGCCGATGCGGTTCAGGGTAAGCGGGCGGGCAATGCCAAAGACGAGATCGTTGAGCGTGCGGACAGACTGGAAGTGGTCGAGGATCTGGTCGACTTTGGACTGGAGGTAGTCTTGCTGGTCGCCGAACTCGGAGACGAAGAATCCGACCTCGAAGGTATGATTCCAGTGGACTTGGCAGCCGATAGGGACGCGGCCGCGGTCGGTTTCCGAGGTCATCGGGAGGCTGCGCTCCCGCGCGACGTAGATGCAGGCCACGCGGCCCTCGGGGTCGGTGTGGGAGATGGCGACTTCACCGATGGTCTCGGCACGCGGGTAGCCGATGAAGACCGGGATATCCGGGACAGCGGCTTCAAGCTCGGCGGCGATAGCCTCGGCGATGGGTCGCGTGTTCATCAGATGCGCACCTGCCGGCGGACCGGGTACCGGGAGGAGGAGGAGTAGCGGTAGGCCGGCGACGAGGAGATGACCGGCGCGGCCGCTTTGCCGTAGAAGCCGAGCTCGGAGCGGTAGTTCTCCTCGTATTCCTTGGCAATCGCGCGGTAGTCGTCGGAGCGGGTGCGGAAGTTGATGAAGTCGGCCTGCAGCTGGCGGTCCGTGGTCCCGGCCATCTTCGCGGCCATGGCGAGGGCGAGGAAGTGGCAGGAGATCCACAGGTGGGCGGATTCGAGGTGCGGCGCAAGCGTTGTGGAGGTAGCTCCATCAACCCCGGCAATAGTCCACGGGACGGTGAATTCAACCACGAGGCCGGACGGGCTGGACGGGTCGCCGATGTACAGGCGGTTGCCGACAACCCGGTAATCGCGCGGGTCGAGGACAGCCGGGTCGTAAATACGGCCGGTCACAGGCGCAACGCGGACTTCGCGGATGGAGCTGAAGCCGTCGGTCCAGCCGGTGAGCGTGGCGAGCGGGTAGTCAGGCTGGACAGGCGCAGCAAGGGTGATTTCAGTAACCGCTGGGCGGTCGTACGAGAGCCGCCGGAGGCCGCTGGAGATCGCCACGTCGAGCGTCTCGTCAAGCACCGCCCGCTCACCGAGATTCTGGAAAACGGCCCGGATGTTCGCACGCGCTTCGACGATCGTGTACGCCATTATCAGCCTCCGTCGAAGTAAACGTAGACGAGAGTCACATCCGTGGGGTTCGCCCCGGTGACGGTGGCGGAGACAGTGCCGTTGACAATGAACTCAGAATATGCGGAGACGGTGGTAGTGAGGTTCGTGCCGACAGCCTGCAGGCGCGGCGCGTACTGGGCGCTGCCCGAGCCGACCGTGACCGGTCCGAAGGTCTGCGCGTAGGGACTGCCGAGGCCCGCAGAGACCGAGACCGAGCGGGTAGCCGCGGCACCAGACTCTGAGGTGATGGTGATGGCTTTCAGCGCGCCGAAAGCCGGCGCGGAAGCCGTTCCGTTGCCGACAACCTTGAGAATGACGTCACGCATCATCATCGCTGTCCTCCGGCGGCTTGCGGCTGGCGGTAGCGGCGAAGGCCGCGGGAGATGGCCACTCAGCGCGGGGTTTTGAAGCGGCGGCTTCCTTGAGGGCCTTGAGGTAGCTGGCGAGGTCGACGCCGGCAAGGGATTCGGCCGAGGGGATGTGCTCCCACGTGAGCAGCTCACCCAGGAGAGCAGCATCCTCCCCGGCGTTGGAATCCCCCACCGCCCGCACGCCAGAGGCAGTGGTGCTGGTGCTGAGGGAAGAGAGTCGGTGGCGCGCCATATTCTTCACTTACTCCTTATGCAGGAAAGGGGAGGAGCGTTCAGCGCCCCTCCCCTTCCCAGTTAGGGGCTAGACCTTAGGGAACGATCGCCCCGTACGAGCCGCGGTAGTCCAGCACGCCCATGCCGTATTCGTGGCGGACCTTGAACATCATGGTGTCGTGCGTGAAGACCGTGCCGGTATTCTCCGCGTCCTGGACGAGGATCTCCGGCTCTTCGCGGCCGAGGACGAAGCCGACCTCGATAATGGCGATCTCCGACGGGTCAGCGAGCGCGTACCAGTTGTTCGTATCGGTGAACTGCGGGACGACGATCACGTTCTCCGTCGGGATGCCCCACCGCGAGCGGATGAAGTTCGGCTCGTTGTTGCTCGAACCGGGCACCTTCTCCGAGGCGGTGATCTCGTAGGCCGTATCAATGAGGTCGATGGGGATCAGCAGGTAGCGGAGCTGCCAGCCGATCCGCTTGCCGGCCTGATTGGTCATCGCGGCCACGGTCTTGATCGCGGTCGTCAGCGAGCCCTTGGAG